TTCACGTAGGTAGCACTAAGTTTACATGTAGTCATTATGATGGCTCAACAGGGCGGTTTGTTGTTGTCTTTGCTGATGCAGGCAACTCATACTACGGCACAGCTTGTGTTGGAACTGTAACGGGCACAAGCATTGTTTTTTCTAGTTTATATATTTGGAGAAGCGCTGATTGTCGCAACGTCAAGTTTGCCATAGATCCCAACACCGCTGGTAAAATGATGATCGTTTTTAGTCAGGATTTTGGAACATTAAGCGGAGTCGTTGGCACTTATACTGGGACTGGCGCAAGTGCCAGCATGAGCTTTGGCTCTGATGCTGTTCTATTGAACCTTGATATTCCTGGCGACTTAGCAATTACCTACGACAAAAACACAGCTAACCGCTTCGTCATTATGGCTCACTCACCTACAAATCAGGGTAAAGGAATTGTTGGCAATATTTCTGGTACTACAGTTACAATGGGAACTGCTGTTGAATGGGCATCAGGCAGTAGTGCACCTTACCCACGAGGCGTTGACTACATTGCTTATGATGAAACTGCTGACAAGTTTGTAACTGCTTTTGCTGATGCAGCAAATAGTAATTACTTGAACGCGATTGTCGGAACAATTTCTGGAACAAATACGCTATCTTTTGGAACACGAACAGCATCGACTTTAGTGACAGACGCTAGGCCCAGCATTGCTGTTGATCCTTTAAGATCAGGTTCTTTTTTAATTGCTTATGTTGACCAACCAACCTCATATATTGGCAGGGCTTTAGTAGCCAGTTTATCTGGCACAACAGTGTCTTTTGGAACCCCTGTAGCGTTTAACGCAGGTTCGGGAGGTAGTGCAGGAAACACAAATAGGCCGCAGGTTTTTATGGGCAGCGGTACACAAGACAAAGGGGGCGTTACATGCAAAAGAGGAACAAACCCTTATACGATTCAAATTGTTTCATTCACAATCAGTGGAACATCAGTGAGTTTTGGAACTACTTACGACTTGGTAACAGGAACCAACCCAGAAAATATTACTAGTGCCTTTAACCCTGCTCAAGCGGGTCAGTTTACTACTAGCTACGGACAATCAACTTCTCCTGCTGGCGGTGATGTTGGTATGGGGCAACTACTCGTAGGCTCACAACAAGCTACCAATCTAACCACTACAAACTTTGTAGGTATGCCTGATGCTGCATACAGCAGTGGAGCAACCGCCACGGTTGCATTACAAGGTGGCATCTCGCTTAACCAGACCAGCTTAACAATCGGTACTACTTATTATGTCCAAGATAACGGCTCACTAGGAACATCAGCAGGTACTGTCAATGTAGAAGCTGGACGAGCGATATCGGCAACATCATTATTACTTAAAGGAATTTAACCATGCAAACAATTACAAATGAAAGCGGTATATCTGCTTATATTTTTGACGACTCAACAGCAATAGAAGTAACAGATACTAATATTGTCTGTCCTGAATTTATTATAGGCGATTTAAACTCAACGAACTCAAGTGTTCATACTGGCGTAACACCACCATCAGACTGGATGGGCGGGCGCTATACTTTTGATGGCGAGTGGGTAGAAGTGGAAGGATGGGTAGATCCAAAAGTAGCTGAAATTGCACGTTTGCAAGCTCAAATAGATGCATTAAATGCTTAAACTGTTTGAACCTGAAGGCTACAAAGCTCTTACAGCCGCTGAAAAGTCTAGGCTATGCAACGGTTGCGGCTCCAAAGGTTTAGGTGGCTGGTTAGTGCCAGACACAATCTGGGGTTTAAATATTACAGACGTTTGTAATATACACGACTATATGTACAGTCAAGGGACAACCCTTCAAGACAAAGAATATGCTGATCGTATTTTCTTAAACAATCTAGTTAGAAAGATAGATTCTGGCAGCAAATTGTTTAAGTGGTTGAGAAGGCGTAGAGCGCTTAAAATGCACTGGGCAGTTGATAAGTTTGGAGAAGCCGCCTTTTGGGATAAAAAATGAGCTTATTATCTTCCGTAAAATTCCATGAAGGATTGAGACTTACACCTTACCTTTGCACATCAGGTGTGCAAACCATTGGGTTTGGCAGAAATTTAGAGCGAGGAATTACCATACAAGAAGCGGAGTTACTATTGTTAAATGACCTAGAAGTATCTACCGAAGAAGCTAAACAATTTGAGTTTTATAGTTATCTCACCAGTAACCGACAAGACGTTATTGTAGAAATGATATTTAACTTAGGTCTAACAAGATTTAAAAACTTTAAAAAAACAATTAAGGCTATAGAAAACAAAGACTTTGCCGCAGCAGCCGACGAAATGCTAAATTCTGCATGGGCTAACCAAGTGGGGCAAAGGGCTATAACGCTTTCAAATAAAATGCGAGGCTAACAACTATGCGAGTCTTTGGGAATATTTTACCGTATGTAGGTTTTAAAACTGTTATCCATTATGATAGTGTGTTCTTGCCAACGCTAAAGATTAAGCTAAAATTATTTGTTGTTGAATGGTTTAAACGTGGCTTTGCTATTTTGTATAGCACTGAGACAACACCTATGTTTGAAAAATCAAAATAAAGGCGGTTGATTTTTCTTTAAGTCCCATTGATAATATTTGTGGCATTTATTGCACATTTTTTTATTAAGACTGATAAACCTAACAAGAACGTCACCGCAGCAAGGTGATAATTTAAGATTATAACTCATGCCGCCTCGATCCTTTTTTTAGCTATATCAAAGTAATCTTCGTCCAGCTCAATACCTATAAATTTTCTATTTAAGTTTTTAGCTGCTACACCTGTTGTACCTGAACCCATTGTAAAGTCTAAGACTAACTCTCCCTCATTTGTGTAGGTTTTGATTAGGTATTCCATTAGTGCTACTGGTTTTTGTGTTGGGTGTACTTGTGTCTTTGGTGATTCATTTTTAAAATATATTAGATTAGTAGGATATCCAGCTCCTTTTTGTTCATACGTAGTGCCTACCTTATTTCCACCTGAATTTGTAGCCGTTGTCTTTACATAGTTCACTCTTTCTTTTTTAAACTCAGTTACACCTTGCGGGTTATATATCATGGGTACTTTTGAGTTTCTGCGTATAGAGCCTGCACTAAATACACTCACCCTTTCAGTCTCTCTTAGCGGCATTCCTTTAGCGTGGACAAATCCATTTTTACGTGATTTTATCCAATCCCAATCATATTTAAACTGGTCTATGTTACTTAGCCTCAATTTACTACTAAACGGCTCAGTGCCAAACAGAACAATAGCCCCATTAGGTTTAACAATCCTTTTCAGTTGCTCCCACATAGGCTCCAGAGGTATAATCGAATCCCATTTGCAAGCGGTGGTTCCGTATGGTGGATCAGTCAGTATCAAGTCAACCGAACCATCTGGAATGTCTTTCATTCTTTCAAGGCAATCACCTTGCATTAGATTAACATCCATGTGCGCTTAGCTCCTCTTCTAACTGTTTGATTAAAGTAATCTCATGCAGTCTTTGTGCGCTAAGTCCAGTATTAGAATTAATCTCTAGCTGGAGAACAACATTGTCAACCTTCTGACTTAGCTGGTAAATCTGTTCTTCTAATTGCGCCATCTTTGCTTGTTCTTTGAGTGTCATTACTTGCCCCTTGTTTATTCTATTATTATGTCTGGTTCGTTTACAATCTTATCCAGCTCATAAATTAACGTAGAGTGTTTGCCGCCTTGCTTCTTAAATGTAATCATTTCCATGACAGAGTTTGAACCGTAACCTTGCCCTGCGTGCCAAGAGTCAGGCGGAGTAAGCGCTCCAAATTTTTGTACAATGCAACCGTCTAACTCTAACGTGTTCTGATGGTGAAAATGACCTAACGCCCACATTCTGTGGCTACATTCCCCCCACGCCTTTGCCATGTCTCTTGCCATAACTGATACGAGCTTTGATGGCTTAATTTTATCGCCATGATTAACGCCTATTAACCACTTGCCCCACTGCAAATAATGAAAGAAACCTTCCGTAGGTAATACTTCTACTCGTGGCTCATTTTTATAATAAAATTCCAGTATTAACTGAACAGCTTGCGCTGCATCGGGGTTATGATTACCACGCGCTACAACAACTATAACTTTGCTAAATTTTTCTAACATGCGACCAATGGCGTAGCACATAATGTCCGCTGATGTTCTTAATGTCTTACCTTGTCTAGTATCTACATCAACTTGTGTCCCTGAAAAAGTAGCACCATGAGAATCATTGGCATGTTGAAAATCACCGACATCGACTAATAAACCAATATCACTATTAGGCGCTCTTGCCACAAGATTATCGACTGCGCCACGTAATAAGCCTTCTGCTATATTAGTGTCAAAGTCCATGCCTCGTGTATCTTGCGACCATGCTTTCATGCCTACATGAGCATCACCGATGAAGATAGCACTCATCAACTCATCGTCTAGCTTGTAGTTGTTTTCCATTGGTTTTGGTTCTGCTGGGTCAAAGCTGCATAGAGATTCCACGTACTCATGCAGCAATTCGTTTTGATTCTGTTTTTCAATGTCGGTCTTTACCCATTGAATTTTTACATTACCAGCTTCATCGTAAAGAATTGATTTGCCTTTGATAAGGTAAGATTCATCAACAGATTCAGTAGAACCATCGCCATGAGTAATTGTTTTTTGGCTGGCTCTTTCTTTGAGCATCTTCAAGGTTCTACGACCATGAGAACCATCAATGCCACCCGCCCTCCACGCCTCATTTCTTTTACCGCCTGACTTTTGCAAGGCATCTAATATGTCGTGATGCCTAGCTGTAGTGCAAAAGTCTCTTAGATATTCAAATTCATCGGTCATCTTTAACACCTACTACCTTACCGTTAACGGTTGTTTTAAAAGTGTTTTGTTTAATTTTTTTTGTCCAATCAATCTTGCTTAAATTATCTGTTACTTTGCTGGTGTTTTCTTTGCGTCTACCGCTGCCTTTACCGCTCATTGGCCTTCCTCCTCATTAACGTGAAGTCGCCTTTGGTCATACGGTTATATATTTCATCATCTTTTAAACCTATCTTTCTGTAAGATTCTATCCGCTGGTTTAGCTCTTGATCTTTATCGTACTTAGGCATTGCAGCGTTCCAGTTGCTTTCGCCTTGTTTTACCTTTCTTTTTTCTACTATTGGCTCGTCTAAAGAAATCCCATCTTTAAACCTTTGTCTAACGCGATAAATAGGCATGTTATAAATTAACGCCCATTGTTCAACAGTTTTTTCTTTGCCATTGTGCTTGTGCTTTAACGATGCCCGTGTTCTAGATCCTGTTTTGTACAGCAGCTCAACAATAGGCGTGTTAGGGTTTCGTTTTATTCTGCTACGCAAAGCATCAATAGATATATTAAACTTTACAGCAACTTCCATTGCGGTCATTGCTACACCATCAACATTATAGGTCTTGGCATAGCTAGTCGTCATTAGCAGCGCCTCCAAATACTTTTCCATACGATTCACCCGTGTTTCCGTTCTGCCCTATCACATCCATACGACCTGTATCTTCAGGCCATGCTTTTGCATTAAGTTGTTTTATAAAGAAATCGGTATCACTAAGGATATCGTTAGTTGTAGACCATGCGCTGTATGTGCCGACCATGTTATCAATATTAAGTCCATCATAAGAGCCTTCATCTATTACCGCTTGAAACCCTTCTCCATCCCAATACACTAATACATCACTATGTATTAATACTGAATTAATAGCAATGGCAAGGTTATACTTACTGTAGCTTTTATCCATCGTCTAAATCTCCAACCATCTTTTCTAAGTAATGGATTGCTTTCAAAAGGTCTTGCTTTCTATCTCCTTTTTCTCGCAACAAGTATTTCAAAGCATTACCTTCATAAAAGTCCAAGTCGTAAGCATCTATAATCTGCCAAGGTTGTATGGCTGTAGCAATGTAGTGGTCGCCACCAACTTGCTTATCTAAGGCTTCATTAGGTTTCATTGTTCACCTTTCTTGTAAACGTCAGGTCGAACATCGTACAAGTGCAAGCCTAATAAGTCAGCAGCTTTTGCCGCCATGCTTGGCTCACCAATAACCCCTAACTGTCTAACCCCAATGCAGATAGAGTCCACAAAGACTTTGGAACATCCCATATCTTCCACAAACTTTTTGCGTTTATATTCTGAAATGGCTTGAATGAGTACATCGTTTTTCATTGGTCGATCCTTAAAAGTTAAAAAAAAGTGGTTGCGTTAATTGAGTTGCGGCTGAAATGACGTAGCGATAGACACCGACTCAATCTTGTGTAGAGACTTGCAACCGGTCGCCTCGCAAGGAGCCTATCGCCCTACAACACTATTCATACGTATCCATTACATCATCAGTGACATTCTCAACACCACGCTGTAATGATTCTTGTATCCTTCTGGCTATTGCCAAAGTTTTTTCTTTGTCTGCTGCGTTAATTAGATCGTTTAAGTGATCTTCTAAATTAGGTGACTGTTCAACCGTATCGGTAAAAGTCCACCATGATTGGTTTCTATCCTCTACATCTACTCTTGATGCAAGCATATTGCGAATGGTATCTCTAGTTATATTTGCCACGCTCATTACAAGTCCTCCTCTATATCTTCCATCATACGTTCATACATTGTATCTTCCATATCGCTTATCAGTTTTGGATGAGCATCTGACCATTGCCCAAACTGATTCATAACAGTAACATTATGAAATTCCCACGATGCTTCTTCTGTGGGGTAACAATTTTCTGGTAATCCTGAAATGTAACCTTCATCTCCTTCATAGTAATGGTAGTCAAAATTCATCTTAACTGGATCTAAAGTGTCACCCTGTATTTCATCAAGGTAACCTATATCTACATCTAAATTCATAATTATTGTCATTGTTGTATCTCCTTGGTTGTTTATAGCCAGTATATACTATTTGTATGAAGATGCAAGAAGTATTACATTTATTTATTTCTTAATATAATCAAGCCTTTAGCCCTTGCCCTGATTAGGTCTTGTAAATTACTTGGCATTTTTGCCATAGCTTCTTTTCTGTTTTTAGCGTTTAGCACTGCGTTTGCCGCATGGTATATATGAAAATCTAAATAAGACAACTCATCTTTTGTAAGCTCATCTGGGTGTAAATCATTTTCAAGACACCTCTTTATTCTATGCCGTATTTTTTCTGCCACAATAACATTGCCTCCCATGCCGCTTCATGCCCTAATGCAACGCAAATGAATGCGCCTTGTTTTTTGCAAGCTCTTAGGTACTGAATTTGATTAGGCTGCCAATGCCCTTTAGTGTGGTCTTGCCTTTTTAACTCACAAACAAAAGACGGAGAAGCTGGAATGATAATATCGCTTGCACCTGAAACCATGCCTTCTGCCTTTTCCTTCATCACTTGCGCCGCATGTTTTTTACCTTCATTCCTAGAATGAATGGCTATAGCGCCCAATGTATCTGGATATAATCTTCTAAGCCTGTTAAAAAAGGTAACTTGTTCCAGTGATTCCATTGGGCATTTGCCGCGAAAGTCAGTATCTCCAAACACGGGTATATCATTGGGAAACTTCATTAGGCACATCCTCGGGTTGATTGTAGTCAATAACAGAATAAAATTTACTGTTTATTTTTTTCTTGTAAGTAACCGTCAAAGGCACGATAGAAAATCCATTTGTAATTCGGTTGACCATTAGGAAAGCGCCCTGCGCAGACCGTGATTTAGAATTAGGCATAAACCAAACTCTAAAACCATTTTTTCTGTATGTTGTTTTAATGTCAACCGTAATGCAGTTATCACCATTTCTGGTCACTGCTCTGCGCGCTATCCAGCTAGTAACTTTGTCACATTGCACTTTTGTCGGGTCTTTCTTCATAGCTGCAAAGTCAGCCTTTAACTTGTCGTTAGGGTTAACCATTTCTTTTTTACATGCAAAACAATATCTTGCCGCAATATCATTCTTAGCGTTACAGTTTTCACAATTCTTTAATGTCCATCGGTACTCGCATCGCTCATAATGACCAGCCACTAAAGAATAATTCGTGCATCTTCTGCCATGATGACTAGGCATAAAACCATGTTCTGTTTTTACCTTCTCACCATCCAAATCTGTAAAATATCCATCTGGACTGTAGCCGTAGCCCTCATCATTTTTACGGCCTGACACTTCGCTTTTCTCATTACAGTCTGGACACTCTACCCATATTTTTTCTGTCTTGGCGCGGTTGTAACTTTCAATCTCAGGGTTGAATACATCACCATCTGGGCAATGGCGTTCAATGTTTTCCGCATAATCTAAAATTAAGACATCATCTTTTTGTAATGATGGCCTAAGACCTCGACCAATGACTTGTTGTAACAATCTTCCTGATTCTGTAGCTCGTAACAGCGCAATAACATCGACATGGGGCGCATCAAAGCCAACTGTTAACACTGATACATTAACGATGTATTTAATTTGCTGGTTTTTAAACTTTTCTATAGTATCGCTACGCTCTTTTGCTTTTGTCTTACCAGTGATTAATGCACTTATTTCTGGTGGCAAGCTGGCTAGTATTTCTTCTGCGTGTTGAACAGTGGCAGCAAAGAACATTACACCTTTTCTGTCTTTAGACTGCTCCATGACATCAGCAACTATTAAGCTAGTTTTTCTACCTTGACCTTTATATGCCCTATCAACATCATCTTTATTAAACTTACCCATTTTATTAACGGTCATACCAATAGTATCATAATGACCACTGTTGATAGCGCCTATAAGCGGTGGCGCTAAATACTTTTGGTCAATTAAATCTGGTGCGCCTATCGTGTAAACCTTTTTTACAAAATAAGCATCTTTACCTATTGCTTTATTATCTTCATTCATCTGGTAAATGTACCCTGTACCCATTCGATAAGGTGTCGCGGTTGTACCAATCACTCTTAACTTTGAGTTACCTTCTTTTATCTTTTCAATAATAGCTTTTACTGTTGGCGTAATTAAGTCACATTCATCAATAATAATTGCGCAGAATTTACCGCTAAATTCGCCTATGGAATTTAATACGGTCAAGGGAGTGCCAAAAACAACAGGATATTTTAAACATCGGCCACCAGCAGAAGCGCTAAACACACTAGCGTTCTCGCCAGTTTGCAAGTATTTGCTGCGGTTTTGTTTTACTAACTCTGCGCTAGGGGCGAGACACAAAACATTCTTACCTTTGCTTAACTTGTGCAATATCTTTGCTACTTCTGCAATAATCATGCTTTTACCTGCACCTGTTGCAGCTTCTAAAATGCAGCTATCCGTTGATGCCTTTACATGGTCAATGATTTTGTCAACAGCTTCCTGTTGATAAGTCCTAAGTGTGTACATGAATCAATCTAAATGTTTTTCATTATTAAGCTCAGATAAATAGAGCCTGTAGAACTTTTTTAACTTAGGCAGCGTATCTTCAATAAAATCGTGATTCAGCGGTATTTCTTCCAATAACTCTGCGCCACTGGGTGTCCATTGATAAAAGTATGCTTTTGTTCGGCCGCTACATAACATTTCATATTGCACTTGCGCATAATAATGTTGCTGCTGGCTTAAAAGTTTAAAGTTTTGAACAGTCTTGTCGTTTCTTAACTTGTAAGGGCATTTTATCTCCACGATCCATTCGTCATCAACTAGTCCATCAGGTGAAGCGCCTAGCCAATCTTCAAACTCGTGCAAACCAGTGTGTTTTATATCCTTGCCGATTCTTATCTTTAAATCCTCAATCGCCATAGGTTCAAAAAAGTTACCATGTTCAGTGGCCTTGTTACCTTCAAACTCATTAGCCTGCCCATGATAATCTCTTACCATATCGCGCAATACATCTTGTGGTGATGACCACGGGTTCATATTTAAAATAGCCCCAATTCTGCTGCCCGTTATGCGGCCTTTTCTTTGGTTAAACCATGCTTTTGTTCCTTGCTGATGCATTTGATACTCTCCTTATAAAAAAGCCCCGCCTAATGGCAGGGCTATTAATTAAAGTTTCTTAAAAGTCGATATCTTCATCAACTGGTTTAGCTACCTTTCCTTTAGGTGACACCGCGCAAACCCAATTCCCGCTTCTGTTTTGCCCGTCATCGCCAGCCATTTCCCAAACTTGCAATTTAAGGATCATTTGCTTGCCTGTTAATGCTTTGGTAAGCATAGCATCGTCTGGTTGTTCGCCACTTTTCAACAGCTTACCACCAGCATTACTATCTATAGCGGCCAGCATCTTCTTGGCTTTATCGCTCGTCTTTTCATTGTCGTGCATAACTTTAATGTTCTGAAAGATTTTGCGTTTGCCATATTCATCTGGTGCTAGAATAGTCCAAGCTATCGCAATGTAATCGCCATTGTATTGGTTATTAGCCCATGCTGCACTGTCAATAACAGCCAGTACATCAGTGTTGTTCGGGATAGGCTCAAAGTTGTTGCTCGCATCGAATGTTGACTTTGATTCTATTGTTTGATTGTCGCTTGTTTCCCAAAAATTATTCATTATTTAGTTTCCTTTTTAAGTGATGGTATAAATTTTGTTAATGGATTGGTTCCTATTTGTACTTCTATATCGTCTGTAATTCCATATCTGTTCTTGCTGATATTAGCTGATGTAGCATAAGTCACTAGGACGCGCGTTCCGTCCGATATGGCTTTCTTTCTATCGCCATCGCCAGTTGTGAATGTTTGCAACTTCATAAATCCTACTAAATCACAATCATCTATATAAGGAGCTACACTTTTCTTATGCAGTCTTAACGTGTATCTCGTGTAAGCGTCTTGGTCAGGCAATTCGATAGTCTCTGTATCAGCATGACCGATAAACACAATGTGCATATTTTTCTTTTCGTTGAGTATGCCTGCTGCCTTTCTAACCCGCTGATGGAGACTACCAACAGCTAACAAGCCCGCGCCATAGCCGCCCATTGCTTGATTAATGCTCGCTGGTTTTTTTGGATCTGATTCCATAATGGATGTCACAAACAATCTGTCTAACGCAGTAACACTATCAATAATAAGAGTCTCGTACTTGTGTTCTTCTTTTATCAATGACGTTAATTGATCCCATAGGTCTTTTGCGCTTTCCAATACTGGAAACGCATCAGGTCTTGATTTTAAGGGGATTGATTGAAGTCCATCTTCCGCCCTGATGACTACAGGGTTAGGAAATGATGCGGCTAAACTTGTCTTACCAAGTCCCGCATCACCACAAAGAGTGGCTATGACAGCCCTATCCTTTGGTTTCTCTATATTCATATTTATTATCCTTCATTATGGCGCTTTATTGCTAACCATGGTTGACTATAATACACACTTCGTTTATAGTTGTCTACAGTTATTTAACTAAGGAGAATCAAATGGATAAATTAATAGGCGCGTTTACTGCGGTAGTGTGCGGTTTAATAGCGGTTTTGTTTGTTTTTTATTTTTGGCTGATTATGTCAGCTATTTATAATTTTATTACGTAAAGGAAGAACACAATGCTAACTAAAGATGAAGTAGTCAAAAACTTACAGAATAGAAACTTATCTAAAATGTCGCGCGAGGTGAAGGTAACTCGCTCTTATTTAAGTAATCTAGCCAACGGAGGGCGGAAACAGGTTTCGTGGGACATGATTAAAAAACTAAGCGATTATTTGGAGGCTACTAAATAATGCTATATCATCAATTTCTTGGTGCGGGTCATCGGATATTCGGGCTACATCCAATAGTCGATGGTAAGTGCGGTTGTAGAAATAAAGATTGTAAGGCTGTCGGGAAACATCCCTTTGCCGCATCTTGGCAGCATACGCCACTGTGGAGTAATGACCAAATTCTTAAAATGGAAGAGGCGGGACAGTTTAAAACTGGCTACGGTGTTCTAGTTGACGGCTTATTAGTTATTGATGTTGACGCTAGAAATGGTGGTGTTAAATCATTTAAGAAACTATTGAAAGACATGCCATCTATTAAAGGTGCGGGCCTAGTAGTCAATACTGGCAGTGGCGGTGGCTCTAAACATCTATATTACAAAGTGAGCAGTGAATTAGCCTT